CGCCCTGGAACTTGGCTGAGAAGCACAGCGTGCCGCCAGCATCGACCAGTTGATTAAGCGCGATGTTGATGTCGAAAAGCCCCCACACGTAAGCGGTGGCGGGGCGGGTTTCGATGTCGAGGAAAAGGATGCGCGGGTTGTCATTGGCTGCCACATGCGGTCCCCCAGCCGTTAGTCCAGGTCGTCCAGCAGTTTCTTCAGGTGTTCGGGGATCTCCTCGTTGAGGGTGTCGTCATATGCCCGGTGAAGCTGGTCGCTCACCTTGTCGGCGAGCTTCGGCAGCTTGGGATAAAGGGTGATCCACCCGTCATCTTCGATCATTTGCCCCTCGCTGGTCCGTATCTCAGGCGGTCATGGATGCGGATCGCGCCGAGTGTCAGCGACATGAGGCCGGCGAGGATCGTGACCGCGAGGGCGATCCCCTGCCAAAAGCTGAAAGCGGCCAGACCGGCGCAAAGCACTGTGCTCCAATCGAGCACCCGGTAGTAATCGTGCGTCACTTCGGCTGGTCCATTTTTGATACACTCCGACTGGGAAGCCGCTTGGCTTGGGTGTTTAATTCGGGTTAAGATGATCGCGCTCGGATGGGAGGGTGTGTGGTCGAGGATTTTCTTACCAACCTGCTGGTCGTGCTCGCCTACCAGTGCGCGGGCGTGGCTATTTTCCTGCCGTTCGAGCTGGCGTTCCCAAAGGAACGCATTCCTTTTCCGCGAAGGGCCGGCGGCTTCATCTTCCTGCTGGCCGCAGCGCCGCTAGGAGCCGGCGTCGCGGTGATTATGGGTGACATCTCGAAGGCCATGAGCATAAAGCCAATCCCGATCCACTTGGGCGTCTTCTCGCCAGTGGTCGGTGCGGTCGTCCTGGCCCTTTGGCTCGACCTTCAATTCTATATTGCCCACCGGATCGAGCATCGCTTCTTTTGGCGGTTTCACGCAGTCCACCACTCGATCCGCGACCTGTCGGCAGCGAACAGCTACCACCATTGGACCGAGGCCTTCATGAGCCTCACCGTTGCAATTCCGCTGATGTTCTTCGACGTGAAGATTGCCCCCACGCTAGGGCTCTTGGTCCTGCTGTTCCGCTATCAGCAATTCTACATCCACTCGTCATCGCGACCGCACTTCGGCCCGCTGCGCTACGTTTGGGTCGATAATCGCTATCACCGCATCCATCATTCGCTGAACCCGGAGCACTTCAACAAGAACTTCGGAGCGTTCAGCCCGCTATGGGACTGGCTTTTCGGAACGCTCTACATGCCCCAATCAGACGAGTGGCCTGAGGTCGGGGTCGGGGGGATGCCGCAGCCGACTGGCCTCAAGGAATGGATCGTCGCGCCGTGGCGGTTAAACGTCGGTGATCGCGGGCGGGGTGAAGCCCCCAGAGGTCCAGCGGGCGATATTGGAGCATTTCAACCGCCCGAAGTTGCCTGAAATATCGCGGGCTCCGGCATTGAAGAAATCGGTCCCGATGCCGAACGTGGAGAGCGCAGTGCCGATCGTTCCGGAGTTTGTCACTGTCCCCTTCTGAGTTCCATTGATGTATGTCGTCCAAGTGTTGCCCGAACGCACGAGAGCATAGTGCTTCATCGTATTGTCCGCGGCACCTGCTCCGAAATTGATCAGGGGAGATCCGGAGATATTGTCGAAATAGCAATCTATCGTTCCGTTGCCATTGTGAAACCATGCCCAAGAACCGGAGTTGATCCCAGGCCGTCGCGAGACCGATCCGCCGACTTGGCCCGACGGAACTTGCATGTGCATTTCCAGCGTGAAGTCGCCAGAGGGAATATTGAATCCGGTCGTGTTGGTGGTTGATGCCCAGTCGCCCGCCCCGTCGCACGTCATCCAGTGGTTGGTCGTGTCCACCGTAGCGTTGCCGGCCAACGTCAGGGCAAAGCTAGTGATTTCATCGGTTGGCGGTGAAACATTGTAGCGGAATAGCCAGAGGGTGTTGGCGTCAGGCGCCGCACTACCACTGCCTGAGAAGCACTTGACCGCCTGGATTATCATGGAAGCTGGAACTGCATCTCGACCATGAGGCCCTTGGCTCCGGTCCCGGCAACGTCAATGTCGATCCGGAGTTCGTCGCCGGTCGCAACATCATCGTGGGCGGTGTCGATCACCGCCGCCGTCGCGGCGGTGCTGCTGTCCTTCTCACTGGCATCGATCGTCAGCTTGGTCGAAAGCATGTCCACACTGTCGGTTACGTTCGCGATCTGGATGGTCGGAATCCCCGACGATGAGACCGTTGTGACGTGCGCCGCTACGCCGACCAGGTTCATTCCGTTCAGCGTCGAAGGCACCCGCCAGTAAGCCTTGCCGTCGCCAGTCGTGATCGCTGATCCGTTAGGGTCACTGACAAGAAGGGTGATGGTGGGAGTGCCGAGGTTGGCTCCGGCCAAAGCGTCAGGGGTTACAAATTTGGTGGTGTTCGTCCCGGTATTGAGATCCGAAGCAACTGCGGCGCTAGGTGGGAGCAAGGTTGCCAGATGCGCTGCTGTCGATGATAGATAAACGTATTTCGTGCCGGCACCGAAATTCACCGCCGCGTTAGAATTGGTCGAGGCTTGCGGCGTTGTGCGAGTAAGGGTGTTGGCCGACGAGTATGTTCCCAGTCCGCATTCCCAGTCGCCTGACGGATTGCCGTTTCCGTCCACGGCGATGATGGCGTAGTAGGCTGTGTCATTGGTCGAGCAGACGGCCGAGAACCGCCGAAATCCCGTGATCGCAGCGGCAAGGGTAAGCGCACCTGTCCCGGTCGTGGTCGAGGTCTCGGCCACGCGATCAGCGACGATGAGCGCCATGCTATCTCCGGATTATCTGGGTGTGGACGTGGCCCTGTCTGTTCGACGTGTCAGGACCGGAATCGCCAGGAACGAGGATCAGGTAGGCAACCACCTTCGAGACGGCTGCGCTGTCGCTCACCTGGCCTGTAGCCACATGAGCGACGGCTTTAGTAACTTCTGCCTGGTCAGCCATCAGGTAATGCTCTTCACGCCATATTGCAGGGACGTAATCGCGCTGGTGGTGAAGTCCGCGCTGGTGGCCGGGTCATCTTCCCAGACGTTGGTGAACGGCTGATAGCCTAGCCCCAGCGACTTTGAGCCGGAGACATAAACCGTTCCGCCCGACCTAACGGCCAGCTGGAGGTGTTGCGGTCCAGATCCCGACGACCGCCGGCCACGCGCAGTCACGGCGACGCCGCGAACCAGATAGCCCGATGGGATCGTGGTCGAATGCGCGACGAGCTCGACCTGATTCACCGTTGCCGAGTTGATGAAATCCGCGTCCGAATAGGTGATCTCGTCAATCTCGGCATAAGTGCCCGTCCAGTCGGTTGTTGCCCCTCCGGACGTGGGCGGAACCGTGGTCAGGCGCCAACCGATGGTGGACTCGTTGGCTGCGATGGCCTGACTGTAATAAACCGGAACAGCGATGCCGACCGTCTTGCCCCACACGCGGAACTGGGCGATGCCGCTGAAGGCCGAAAGATCGACCGTCGCCAAGCTTTTCTGCGTTCCCGAGATGTAGGACGCCACCGTTCCGCTAGCGGTGTTTGAGACAATGTGAATGTCGAAGGTCTGGAGCGTGTTGACTGTTGCCGCGTAGGCCGAACCGGCGATCGTCCACGCGCTGCCGTTCCAATACTCCATCTTCCAGTTGCCGCTGGAGTCGGCAGGAGAGTTCGCCAGCAGTCTGACGCGGGCGGTTCCGCCGCTATCCAGAAACTCGATGAGCTTTTGATACGTGCCATCGGTGTTGAAGGCCGAGGTATTCGTAATCTCGATGTGCAGCCAGAAATCAGCCGTAGCGGTGAAGACCTCGGACTCCGCGTAGGAGCCGTTATTATTGCAGTAGATCGCGCAACGGGCGAACGCGCTGTTGAACCCCCCGCCGTTCGTGCTTTCATAGACGGTGTTATCGGATGGGGTGAACGATCCCATTTCGCCTCCGGCGGTCAGGATCGTCATGCGAGGTCTGCCGCGAGAGTGATGGTGAAGTCGGCCGCCGTTCCGATGGAATCGGGGCCGATGAACGCAAGCGTATCGCCGAAGGCCAGGGGGACGGTTGCCCCGCCCGAGGTCGCGAATGTGAACACGCCGGACGCGTCGATTGTAACCGTGCCGACTTCGGACCCGTTCTTCTTGATTGAGATGACGTAATCGGCTGCCGGGTTGGTCTGGACACTGCCCGATGCCCCATCGAAGTCCACGGCAATGGTCGCGGTGTTGAGGATTTCAGCGCCGCCCATGAAGCCCTGCGCGCCGGGAGTGCCGCAATAGGTCATCGAAATGAGAAGCCGCTGGGTATCCGTGGTCGCAACTTCCCCGACCACCGCATTGTCGATCACGTCGAGTTCCGTGTCGTCGCTGGCAAGCAGCGTGAACTTGTAAGCCTCGCCCTTGTTGACCCAGATGCCGCCAGTCTTGCGGCCCGATGCCGAAAGGACGATCGGGTTCGCGTTGGCGACATTCCCGGTGGAGTCGGTATAGGTCGCCTTGGGGGTGGTCGTGCCGCCGGCGTCGGTCTGGATTTTGCCCCCGTTCAGCACGTCTCCGTATTCATCGAAGAGCTGCTGAAACGAGGACCAAAGAACCTTGGTCACTAGGCATTCCTTTGCTAGTCAGGGCTGGTGAAGCTCTGGCAAGTCGGGCTGTTGCTGTTGGTCGTCGGGCTTCTGACGCCGCGGCGGTGGCGCGCGTGGTCGCTAGGGGCGGTTTTCGTCCTGCTGTCCCTGGTCGGGAGCTGAGGCCACAGCGCGCGGTGTGAAATTGTCGTTGGCCGATTCCAGCAGCTTGCGCTGGATCGCCATCAGCCCCTCGCGCAACTCCGGGTTGGTCGTCGCGAGCTTCGCAAGCCGTCCGATCTGCGCCCTCGCCGCGCCCTGCGAATTGGCCTTGGCAAATCCAGTGGCCCATTTGACGAAACCGGGATTGGTCCACACCTTAGCCATGCCGTAGTTGGCCGCGGCCTCTGCGCCGATCGCCAGCAGCATCTTCAAATTGCCCGACGCTGCCGCCATACCCGCGCCCCCGGCGAATCCGGTGCCGATGAAGCCCGGAACCGTGTTCGAGGTATTGCGAAGCGCGTTCGAGCCAGCGAGGCGCTGGTTGACCGCCACGAACTGGTTGAGGGTCTGGCGCAGCTCCGGCTTGAACAGCAGCCTGCGCGCCGGCTCGCTCATGTCGGCATACCAGCGAACGAACGTGCCCGGATCGAACGAACGTCCGGGGCTGTTAGCAGGCTGTCCGCCGAGCCGGATCAGCGTTCCCGCGACTTCATCCCAGGCCCCGCTCTTGACTGTCGCGCCCTTGATCTGGGCAAGCGTCCTGATGTCCCCGGTCGCCTTGCCGCCCTTGGTCATCGCCTGGACTGCCGCAGCCGCCTTTTCCGGCGCGAGATTGCCGTCCTTGCCCAGGATGCGGGTCAGTGCGCCCTGGACCAGTTGTTCGTTCTCGCGGTTGAGGCTGTTCGCACGCTCGAAGGCTTTCAGTGCGCCGTTGCCCTGAGCGCTGGCCGTCGCCCGCATATCTTCGGACAATGCGCCGTAAAGCGAACGTAGGTCGCTTGTGCGGCTGTCTTCGCCAACCCTGAGCTCGCCGATCTTCTCGCCGATCAGCGTGCGGAAGTCCTTCATGTCCTTCCAGCTAAGCCCACCCTTCTGGATGGCGTTCATGTAGCCTTCGAGGCGCGGGTCCTTGACCATCCCGGCGAGTTCAGGATTGGACTCGAAGCGGCCAGTGAGCTGCTGGAGCGTGCCGACAGTGTTGGAGTTTGAAGCGGGGGCGGTGTCCGCGATCGGGATGCGGTTGTAAGCCTTGGTGATCAACGCATCGGCACGGTCGTTGCGCTCGATCGCTCCGCGCTGGAGCTCCGAACCGGCCTCGTTGAGCGTGCGCGATGAACCGAACTTGCTTGCGACATTCTCTGCCGCGTCCGAAACCTGACCTTCGACAGTGCGGCGGGCGTCATTCATCACGCCGGCCGAGCCTGGGAGGTTGTCCAGCCCCTTTTCGATGATCGCCCCGCCACGATCCGTCGCAGCACCCATTGGGAGGTTGATTCCAAGATCGTTGGCCGAAGCGACGCGCCCGCCGGGACTCATGGCCTCAAGCGGCTCATTCAGTCTTCCGCTGACCGGATCGACCAAGTCGGGGACAGCGGCGGCTTGCTTGCCGCGCAAAAGCTGGCTGAGGCCGCCCGTGGCAGCGCCGATCGCTCCGCCCGCAGCGGCGCCGGTAACACCGCCCGTCAGGCGTCCACTGAGGCCTTCGCCAGAGCCTACGCCATAAGCTCCGCCGTAGGCCACACCGGCTTTCGCCAGATCCGCAAGGCTCGTCGCTCGACCCACAGGCAGGGCTGCGCCGCCAACGAATTGCCCGCCGAGATACGGTAGCGGGTTATCGTTCTGAAGGCCGCGCTGATACTGGCGATTGGCCTGGAGATCGACGTTGTAATTATCGCCAAACGATCCCTGACCGGATAGCGACTGCCCAAGAGCGCTGACTCCGGCACCGAACTCATCCGACAACCCAAGGCCGGCAGCATCGGCCGCGCCAGCGACGAATGCTGCGCCGCCACCGCCACCTTCCTGCTGCATCTGATCGACGCGCTGCTGAACACGAGGATCGACGACACCGGGATTGTACGCCCCGCCCGCCAGCGTGAGCTTCAAGCGTTCAGCCGCGAGTGCGTGATCGACCTTCTTGCCGAGCATTCCTTCGAGAAATGCAGCATATTGCTCGGGCGTCGGGTTTGACGCGATAAACTGTTGGTCGCGGGCCTGCTGTTCCGGCGTCAGCTCACCGTGGCTGTCGTGGTTTCCGAACTCACGATCCGAGCCGCTGGCGTCGCCCTGAAGCATCTTCTGGACGTTTTCATCAGCCGAGGATGCCGCCGGCCCAGCCTGATCGCGGAGAGACTGAATGGCCGTCTCGCGAAGCTGCGCCTTGGCCTTGATTGTATCGGGCGAGTCGCCGGGCTGCGGGAAGTAGCGGACGTATTGGTTTTGATACTCCTGCTCGCTGATCGCCGCGCCAGATTCCTTGCGGAGCGTGGCGGCAACGAAGTCGCGGGCGTATGTATTGGCGAGCTGGCGGTCATGCCCGCTGAGCGAGTTTGAAATGCTCGTCGGGAGGGCGTCGAGGATGCCCTGCGACAGTGCATCGCGGGGCGGAAGGCCGTCGCCATATTTCTTGTTCGCGAAGAGCGCGCGACCATAGAAGCCAGCCGCCATGCCTTGCGTGCCGTTGGGATCTTTCGCGGTCTCGTCTTTGGGCGGAGTATAGGTCGGAGTGAAGTGGCCGGTATTCTTGTCCACGAGGCCAAGCGAGTTGCCAACCTGGCGGAGTTCGGGCTTGTCCGGACGCGGAGTGCCAACCGTCACCGGCCCCGACATCGCGGGAGCCTGCGAAGGCTGGTCGAACTGATCGAACGGATTGGGCATTAATATCCCCCGATGCGAGCCATGATAGCCCGAGCGTAAGCGCGTGTTTTCGGTCCCCACTGGCGACGATCCGGGCCGCCGTGGTAATAATGCAAGGCGTCCACGAGATTGCCGGTCTCGTCCAAGCCCTGCTGGAAGTAAGCCTCGCCAAGGCGCCGCTGATATTGAAGCGCTTCTGGCTGGTTGGACCGCAGCAGATCGGGCCGAAAGGGAAGCCCGAGCTTGTCAGCCATCAGCCGAGCGGTTCCGGGGAGCATCTGCGTCGAGCCGAGCGCGCCCTTGCTGCTCACAGCCGTCCCGTTGCCGCCGGACTCCTGCTGAATAATCGCGTCAAATGCCCTAGAGAAAGCCGCCAGACGGGCCGGCGCCCATCTGACCTCCTAGCACTTTGTCGGCTGCTCCTGGGCCATACTTCTCGTCGAACTGGCTCTTGAGGGCGGGATTGGACTTCAGAAAGTCGATCGCGCCCTGCGGGATATTGGCCGAGGGTTGAGCGCCGCCCGAATAGCCGCGGGGGATGATGGTGAACGTGCCGTCGCCGTTGTTCGCGACGAGCGGAGCACCTTCCGCGTGCTGATGCAGATATTGATCGGCAAGCTTGGGGTCTTTGCTCTGGAGGAACTGGTAGTCCCGCTGGAATGTGGTCGGTTCGCCGCCTTGGGCACCTTTGAGGTATTCGCCGATCTGCCCGAGCTGCAACAGGGCGGTTTCAGCCATCTCCGGGTGATCGCGATACTGCGCCACCTGTGGAACGTGCTGGCTGTAGTAATCGACAACCTGATTCCAGCGCTGCGCCTTCTGGTTCGGATCGCTTAGCGCCCAACGGACGGCGCTCGAAACGTCATGAAGCTCGGCCTGCGCCTGCTGCTTCTGCCGATCGTCGAGATGCATGAACAGCTGCGGGTCGATCTGCGCAATCTGGTCGATCGCCTGCTGATTGCCGTGAACCGCCTGCGGGAGCAGATCGGCCAAGCGGGCCTTGTTATCCTGCTCCTGCTGCATCTGGCGGACTTGCAGGCCCTTGCCGTAGGCCCCAACGATGTCGGCAGGGGCGAAAGCTTGTGGATCGAACGCCATTTAGAAGCCCAACCCTTTGAATGCGCCCATGCCATAGAGTCCCGCGAGGTTGCCGAGCGTGCCCTGGACGGCTTGGTTCTGACCAGCATAACCCGATGCCTTGGCCTGCCCGATGTTGTTGAGGATGCCAGAAGCAGAGTTGGCATAGTTCTGACCGAGGCCGGCGGTTGATGTGGCCGCTTGCTGTCCCCCGCCAGCAACCGACATCACGCGATTGAACTGGTCGTTGAAGTCCGCCGCTGCCACGCCCTGTCCGAAACGGGTTAAATCTTTAAGTGTCCCGCCGCTCATCAACATGCCCTTGGCAGCAGCGGAGGAATCTACCGCCCGCTGACCCTCGTTGAAGCGAAACTGATATCCAGGCGAGGCGGTGTAATCGTAGCCGGGCTGGAGCATGGCGAGGCCCTGTCCGATTGCCTGACCGCCAGCTTCGCGCCACGGCGCAAGATCGGTGCGCCCCTCCTCGAACATCTGCCTTTGCAGATCGAGGGCTTCGCGACCAAGCTGAACTTGGGCCTTGGCCGCCTTCTTCGCGCCCTTGCCGCCGAGGATACCGCCAAGGATTGAGCCGCCGCCCAAGAGCGCGCCGCCAATTGCACCTGCTGGCATTCCTATTCCCTCTCGAAAATGAAGTATTGAACCGGCCCGGCGACGTGATGAACGCCGGTTCCGTTTGGCTTTGCGCCGATCAGGCGATTGAACATTCGTGCTGCCCGGTTATCGAGCGGGGTCTGCCCCCAGATCATCCGCGCGCCGTGGTCGAACATCCACGCAATCATGGCCTTGCCGGACTCGATTCCGGCCCGTCCGCGCGCTTGCGGGAGGAACATGCTGTGGCCCTGCCACACATCCGGAGCTGACCACTCGAAGATGGACGCTGCCCCGTTTTCGTCGTGCAGCAGGACGTATTGATCGGGATGATCGAGCAGCGGGGTGAAGTCCGCGTATTCCTCGGTGTAGCTGATGGTCGGCTTGACTTTGGGGTGGTTGGCAATGGCATTGTGAATGGCGGCGTCGGTCGCCCGGTAAATCACTCGTGGATCGTCCCGTTCGAGCGAAGATCGTTAATCAGCGCCGCGAGATGCTGCCCTAGCGCCTTCACCGCATCGTCGATCGTCTGGACTTCGGCCTGCGTCGGCGGGTTGCTGACCGTCTGCCCCGCGTAAGCTGCGTAAGCCGTCCGCGCTTCAGTCCCTGTGGCGGCTGACCACGCGGAAGTCTGGTCCTGCCTGACGAACGGTTGCAGCGTCTCGATCGCGTCCAGCCGCGTGTCGAGGCTCGTCAGCGACAGGTTTGCATCTTCGACTGCGTCATTGAGCGTGTCGATCTGCCCGCTCACCGTGTCGAGGCTGGTTTCCGTTCCCGTTACCCGCTCGATCGTCGAAACGATCAACGCCGCCTTCTCAAGCACTTGGATCGTGCGCTCCGGCAGCCCCAATTTCACCAGGTCGAGGCGGATCGGGAAGTCGCGTCCGGCCATTATCTGCGGCCCACTCGCGCAACCACGTCGCCGCCCATCAGCGCAGTAACCACGGGATCGGACACACTGATCTTGAGCAGCCAATCCGTGCCTAGCCCGAGTCGATGAAACCTCACCCGGTTGCGATACTGGCCGATCTTGCCGAGCTTGGCGGTGCGCTCGATGCCGTAGCTTGCCCCGTCCTTGGACACCTGGAGCATGACTTCGGGATCAGTGCCTTGGCCCGTTCCATCCAGACCGACGCCGGTAGCGAAGTCCAGATAAAGCTCGTCGATGATGATCTGCTTGCCGTCAGTCCCGGAATGCGGGCTTACGCGCGTGCGGCGGATTTCGTTGCCGTCATCCGACAGGTAATCGAGGCTCTGCCGATAGACGTTACCGTTCTCGTAGTCGGTGACGATGTGTGAGCCGAACGCGAAGGCGCACAGCTCAGGGCGTGGGCGCTCTTGCTCTCCCGCATCCTCGTTGAGCCACGCCCGCTCGTGCCACTCCTGTTCCTTGAGGTCGTAAGCCCACGACGGAATGCGGTCGATGTTGATGACCAAGAAGGCGTGGCCGTCCTCTTGGTAGGAATAAGCCGAGACTTCCGAAGCGCCTTTCAGCGCGGATTCAACCGGGGAGGTCGATACCCGCATCGGGGTCGCGCCCTGCGTCCTCCGAACAATCCCAGTCCCGTCCTTGTCGGTCTCAACCCACCATGAGGAATTGTCGAGCCGCAGGGCCGTGTCGGCAAACCCGCAGCCGGAATACATGACGCCGCCCTGCACTCGCTGGAACGGGTTGTCGCTGTCGCCCGAGTCATACCAGGCTTCGGTCGAATCCGAGCCGTGGAGGAACACCAAATCCTCGGACGTGGTGATCGCCACGATCTCGTCAGGCAGGCTTTCGGCGGTGAAGAAGTTGAGGCCGGGGATGTTGGTCGGGTCGTTGAGCTCGGAGTAGAAGACCTGCCCGTTCTCGCCCTGGTATAGAATGCGCTGGTTGCGAAAGACGCAGAACCGCCCGCGTGGCGCATCGGTGATCGCATCCACCGTGCCGGCAGTCAGATCCAGCGCATAATAGCCCGAGCCGTCGCCGATCACGATGACTTGCAGGAGGAAGGCCATCGAGACCTTGCCCTCGACCGAGGCAATCCGCCCCCACTCGCGATAGGTGCCGTCCGAATATAGCTCATAGATTGACGAGCCGGCGACCACGAACAGCCGCCCGTTCATCTCCAGTCGCCCGCGGCATGGCCCCTTCGGCAATGTGCAGAGCAAATCCAGCCCCGGACGCCCGCGAAGGTAGGGACGGGCGTTCTCCGCCTCCGGCTTGACGGGAAACCAGTTGATCGACCGCTGGCTATCGACTTTCGTTAGAACGGCATTGGACGGGCCGACCAGCGTAAGGTTGCCCATTAGAAATATTCAGCCCTGCCCACGCCTGAGCGGCGGTCTGCCGTGACCGTGCGAAGCTGTGCCAGTGCGAGGCCCTTCAGGCGAGGGTCGTAATCCTGCCCCCACGCCGTGCAGGACGCCTTCACGTAGTGCGTGAAGCTCTCGATCGCGTAGCCCGGAACGTCGTCCACGGGCCACAGGGCCACCTCCATCTGCTCAAGCTCGTCCTGGCAGTTGTCGATGATCGTTTCCATCAACGCCGCGTCTTCGGCCGAGGCCTCCTCAGCAGCACCGATGACGCCCATCTGGCGAAGGGCATGATCTCTCAATTCAGCCTTCGTCATGGGCCGCTCCCGCTAGAAAAGGACGGAGGCCGAAGCCCCCGCCCGAGTTAGCCCTTGGTCAGCTTGACCGTGGATGCGGTCGAAGCCGCGTAGTTGGTATCGGTCACGCCGGCGTCCGCATTGAGCTTGGCGCGAAGCGTGTTGTGGTCGGAAATCAGCGCGTTGATCGCGTCCTTCATATTGCCGAGGAGGCGGACCAAGTCCGTCTGATCGACATTCGACCCGGTGATCGAGCGTTTGAGCGTTGCCATGTTTCGGCTCCTGAAAAAGAGGGGACGAGTTGCCCCGCCCCCTCAGTTCGTTAGACGGCGAGAGCCGCGACGTAGCCGGTGACGACGCCGTGCTGCTTCGAGTTGAAGAACATCTTCTTGACGCCGCGCATCTCGTGGATGCCGACGCCCTTTACGAAGCCGTAGTCGCGCGTGTCGGTGGTGCTCTTCGTGCGCTGAGCCCACGCAACCGCGAGAGCCTGGGCGCCGCACAGGTAAATCGGCTCAAGGCGGGCCGACGAAGCGCCGACCGTGCCCGTTGCCGGGATTTCCTGGATCTTGCGGATAACGACGCCGTCATACATGAGGTCGCCGTCATTGAAGAGCGGGTTGCCGTCGCCGCGCTCCTGGGCGTTCTGGAGCGTCTGCGCCAGATCCGCCTTGAGGTCACGGAACGCGCCCGAACCGACGAAAAGGACGTAGTTTTCGCTGTCCTCGCCAACCGTCACCGGACGGATGATCGGGGAAGCGTTCTCCGCCTTCGCCTTCATCAGCGAGACGATCTCCTTCGACATCGTCATTGCTGACGTGACGAGGGCGAGGTCCGCCGAGTGGTCGGTGTAAGCCGCCGCGGTGGTGCCGTCGCCGAACACAACGCGATCGGCATTCGCCACCAGGAACGCGTCCTTGTTGGCTTCCGAGGCCGACGCATACGCCGTCGTGCCATCGGTCGAGCCGAGCGCGTTGATGATGCTCGTGCGCAGCTTCTTCATTGCCCAGTTCTGGAGCTGTTCCTTCGCCGCGATGCGAAGGTCGATGCCCGTGAACTGCTGCTGGTTGTCGGTGACAGCGACAGCGTGACGCAGCGTGGACACGGTGACCGCATCCTCATACTGGCCCAGCGCCTCTTCATTGCCTTCCAGCAGGCCATCGCCGGTCTGGCCGGCACCGGTCAGCTCGGAGATCAGCGGAATGTGGATACGATCGCCCGGCTTGGAGCCAAGTTGCTCCTTGAGCTGGATGATCGAGTTGGTGGCCGTGCCCATGTAGCGCTTGAAGCGATTGGCGCGGACGTAAGCAGCGAAGAAGTCGTTATCCCACTGCTGTTCGACCAGGTTGGTCGTAACGGTCGTCAGACTCATTGGTTAGGTTTCCTTCGACCCTCCGAAGAGGGCTGCTCAACAGAGCGGGACTCGACGCCTCACGGCGTGGAATCAGGGTTGGTTCAGCGCTTGCGAGCGATAATCTCGTCGAGCGCCATTGGACGCGCCGGAGCCTCGCCTGTGGGGCCAGATGCCGGAGCGTCCGCGAGGGACGTGGGGATGACGGGAGCTGCTGTTGGGGCCTTCTGTGCGTCAGCCAGCCGTCGGGCTACTTCCGCCTCGATATAGTCGTTCGTCGAGCCGTAATTCGCCATTTCGAGAAGGCGCTTGCCTTCCTGATAAGCGAACTCCGCAGGGTCGGGCTGGATCAATGCCTTTTGCGCGAGCTGAGGATTGACCACTGCCGCCTGATAGAACGCATCACGCGCCCCATCGTAATCCTCGTAACGCGCCCTCGCCGCCGCTTCCGCCCGGTCAAGGGTCGTCGCGGTGACGATATTGGGCACTTCGCGCATGACTTCCTGACGGATGTGCTGCGAGAAGGTGGCGAGGAACTGCTGCGGATTGGACCAGTAAAGGTCTTCATTGAACTCGAACGGTGCAGCCTGAACCGGAGGTTGGGACTGCGTGACTTGAGGCGCCGGTCGCGCAATCTGCGCTTCCAGTTCCCGAATGCGGGCTTCGGCTTCTTGCCTGCGGCGTCGCTCCCCGAGGATTGCTGCGTGGTCTAATGGAGGCTCGCTCTGCGGCGCTGGCGACGCGCCTTCGTCTTTCTCGCCCTTCGGTGCAAACCGCCCCTTTTCGTCGCGGACAGGGCCTTTCGGCTCCTCCGCCTCCGGCTCCGGTGCTTGCGCAACGGGTTCGGGTTGGGTTTCCGGCGCTGCTGGAGTTTCAATCTCCGGCACCGGGGTCTGTTCACCATTCAGAACGCTATCCAGGTCTCCACTCATGCTAGGTCGTCCTCGTCATCGCCCGTTGAACTGCGGCGACCAGTTGACGCCCGAAAAGCCCCGGCGACGGGCATGGCGAGCATCCCTTTGCGAGGACGCCCGGTTGTTCTGTTCTTCCCTTGTTAGGCCGGCGGTTGCTGCATCGGCTGCGTAGCCGTCATGCGCTCCGTCTCAGCCCTGAATTCGTCGGTGTTCTGCGCTCTGGCTTCGAGCATCAGGCGCACCGCTTCCTGCGCGGCCTTCACGTGCGGATCTTCGGCGGGAACGTCCTTGGGGACCGCAGCAGCCTGTGCCTGCGCGATGTTCTTGATCGCTTCCGACTTTACCTTGGCGATGTTGGCTTGCGCGCCTTCCAGCTGAATCTGCTGCGCCATCTGGCCCATCTGCCCTTGCGAGTCCTGCGACTGCTTGAGCATGTCGAGGAGCTTGTTCTTGTCCCTGAGTGACGATGCCTGAAGGATGATCTCGGGCGGGATCGGCACCAACCCCGTGGCGGCAAGCTTGGTCAGCTGCTCGAACTGCTCCATCTGGACGGTCGGGGTTTCGGTCGTCTCCTCGATCTCGATGTCAACGTCGAGCTCGGCAACGCTGTTGGCCGGCTGCATCATCGCCGGGTCCATCTGGATCTGCATCTTGTATTGCTGGGCTGTGGCGCGGTCGATCTTTCCTTCCGCCAGTGCCGCATCCACCTTGCGCGCCGCGAGAGCGCCCTGCGTGGTGTTCAGGCCAACAAAGGTAACGCCCTTTTCGTCATCTGTGACGCGCACCCAGCGCTCGGTCGTCCAATATTGGCGGATGCGGTTCCATACCTGACGGAATACGCGGATGTTGAACTGGTGGAGCTGGTCCAAAAGCGGCGCGAGCTCGACCATGCCGCCCTGTTGCAGGGCCATGATCGCCCGGCCCGACTGATCCTGTCCTGACTTGCCCTGGAGCGTCGCATTGGGGCCGAGCATGTCGATCTCGGACTTGGCTTCCTGCATTAGCTGGAAGTGTCCGGCTACCTGGTCGTTGTTGGGCAGAATCTCGAACTCGCCGTCCTCGCCGATGATTACACCATCAGGCTTGGCGAGCTCCGCCCTGATCTTCTCCGGATCGCTCGTTGCGGCGGCCGACACGCGAGACTGCCGCATGGTCAGCAGATGCAGCGCCTTGGAGCGGCGCTTGTTCACTTCGTCCTGCGGGCTGATCATGTCGCGCACGACGCCATAGCGGTCGTTGTCCCGATCGACATAAGCCGACTGGAACACGATCGGGCACTCAGGCTTGCCGTCTTCGTCAAGGAACGGGCTCGGCTGCGGCTCCTCAAGAAAGCCGGAGAGCGTCATCACGCAGCCCTGCCACACGCCGGCAACCCGGTAACACATGGTCACGATACGGATGCGCTTGCGCTTGTCGTCGCCCCACAGCGCCCAGCGCGGCTTGTCGTCGTAAGTGTCGGCATTCGATGAGACCGGGTGGTTCATCGTGCTTTCGATGAGCTGCACCTTGTCCGGCCACATCGCCTTGGCCTCGGATACGTCCATCCAGGTCACGTAACCAAGGTAGCGCGCATCGGAGAAGTCCGGCTCGGACGAATGCGGGTCGGCAAAGCAGCGGTCCCACGGCAGGCGCGTGATCTTCACGTCGATGCCGTCGCGCCCCTGGGTGACACCGACCTCAACGCCGCCCATGCCCTCGACGAGCATGTTGTCCCATACCGCCGAGCGCTTCATGTCGAACAGCTGGTCCTGCGCGACGAACCGCAAGGCATCGGTGGCGGCTTCGGACTCCTCCTCGTGAACCGCGGTCCTCGGATAAGCGATCGGATCGGTGCGCGATTGACGTTCCAGCCCGCGCAGGAAGTCGATCTTGCGCTTGATGCGGTTGATGACGACTTCCGGCTGCCGACGCTTGCGCAGGATCTTGCGCTCTTCCGCCGTCAGTTGCTTGCCGTCGTAATAATCGCGCGCCTGCTCCGACTCCTTACGCCCGTTCTGCGACGCCTCTTCGGCGCTCTCGAACCACTGGACGAGCATGGTGAGGGACGAAGTCACGCGGTCTTCCACGATTCACCGTCCTCCATCAGTTCCTTGGGCCAGTAGCCGTCGCGGCGCACCTTCACGGGAACCGGCGCGGGCTTGTATCCAGTGCGCCTCAGCTCTTCCAAAGCGTAGCGTAGCGCGTCGATCGTGTGGTTGTTTTTGTCTTCGAGCAGCGGCAGGATTTCACCGGTGTGCTCGTCGATCTTGTAAGCGTAGAGCGTCAGTTCCTCGATCACCTTCTTGCACCGGGGATGAACCACGATATCGAAGGCGCGCAAGAACTCGACGCCGTCTTCCAATGAGCCTTTGCCCTTCAGGGCCGCAGTGATGCGGAAGCCCTGCCGACGCATGTAGCTTACTGTTTCAGGGCGGGCGCTGTCAGCGCGTATAAGCCATTTGCGGCAGCCCGGTATTCGGTCAAATAGGTCGGGTAGGCGATCAATGTCGCATCCAACCGCCCAGCTTTCCTGATCAACGTATAGGTTGCGCCCGTCGATGTGGCATCGAACGAGAACCGTGGGGTCGATCGCAAAACCCCAGTCGGCGCCAAATCTGTGGACCGCGTCATCAGGTGACTCAAACTCTGCGACCCTCCAGTTGCGAAATACCCGCGCTTCGCTGTTGAGGCTGTAATGCCCGCCCCAGACGTGAAGGAACTTGTCCGGATCACGTTTCCGGTCGTCTTCCAGGTCCGCCCTCAGTTCGTCGGGCAACCACGGATTGTCAGACCAGTTCACCTCGACCACTACAGCGTCAGCCGGTGGCGATTCCCCCCTCAACAGCGAATCCACGGGATCGGTCGGCTTGTTCGGGTTCCAGCTGAACCACAGCTCCGAACCGGCCTTGCGAATGGTCGGCCTGAGCAAGTCCAGCGAACGCTGGCTTAGCGACTGCGCTTCTTCCACCCAGGCAATGTCAAACCCTTCCAGCGACTTGATCGAGTCGGCCGTGTGGTTCTGCATCCCCTGAAAGATGATGACGCCGCCACCGGGCGTCTTGATTTCGCTTTCCAGTATCTCGAAGCCGCCGACTCCGAGCGACTTGATCTTGTCCTCGACCAGCAGCTTGACCGAGTTCTTCAGGCTCTTCTGGATCTCACGAAGGCACGCTGCCCGCAATCCAGGCTGCATCAGTGCTCGCTCGACCAGCATCTCGGCGAAGAAATGCGACTTGCCCGAGCCGCGGCCGCCATGAGCGCCCTTGTATCGAGCCGGCCTTAATAGCGGTAAGAACGCCCTAGCCGTCTGGATTTGCAGGGTCGATGATGACACGCTCGATCCTCTGCGTTGTGGCGATCGGCGAGCCGTCAGGGCCGCTGTGCTCGTTGCGCTTCGTCTCGCGCCAGTCGTTCGGGAACCGAGCCGCCATTGATCTCGACCAGATCGCGGCGTCGATGTTCTTGCCGGCCATTCCGACACGACCGGCCTTTTCCCACCACGCCTGCGATTCATCCTTCGCGCGCACGAAGGCTTCCAGAAACTCTGGATGCTCAGCAGGCCAATTGGTCTCTAGCGTGTTTCGGCTAACCCCGATTTCGCACGCCATCTCGACAACGGACATTCCCTGTTTGCCGAGTTCGATGACCCTCTCACAATATGAGGGGTCGTAAAGCGAGGGCCTGCCCATCATTCATAGTCGCGTGTCTGTGTGCAAGGCTGTCCGGCAACCTTTGCCCGAATGTATCCCTTGACGGTTTCCTGCGAGCTCAGGTCGGCTGAGGCGAGGATGTAATGCGTTCCTGGGTTTGTCGCGGTGACGTTGAAGCTGATCGAGGTTCCGCTGATCGACGGCGTTCCGATGGTCAGCGTGTCACAGGTCACTTCGCAATCGTCGATCGTGTTCACCCCAACGGCGCCCGCGAGATTGAGGGTAACCCTGCGGATCTCATCTTCCACCATGTCGGGAAGCTCGTCGGGCTTTAGCTGCATATCACGTCGAGGTTGTCGGCCGAGAAGATCGGCGTGGTGCCGTTCTGCATCGTGATCGAGGAAGTCAGCGGCCCGTAGAACAGCAAAGTCCCGTTGCCGGTCGATGACAGGCCAATACCGACATGCGTGAGGTCCGAGCCTGGGCTGGCCGTGCATTGGCCGAACGTGATGTCCGCGTCGTTGTCGCTGTCGCCCGAAGCCGCAGTCCATCCGCTTGAGCTGCGTGACACCGCCACCCTTGCGTAGCCCGTATAGGCCGTTTCGCTGGTCGCCTGGTTGCCCGACGCTCCGGGATCTGCCGTATGCAGGCTGATGTAGAGATTGGTCGCCGGCGAGGATGCCGCGTTGTCCGCGATGCTGGGGATCGTCGTCCCTTCGAGGATGAGGGCCAGCAACTGGTTCGCAAAGGAGGTCGTAACGCTCATTTCGCTCCTCGCGTCGTGTATCGTGATGGCAGGGCTTTGGCGGTGAACCGCTCAAGCGGCGAGCGTGCGTAATAGGCTTGCGGGACTGCGCGCAGGACAATCGGCTTGCCCGCGTTCCTGAGCAGCGGTGACAGCGTGAACGCAAACGGCACTTGCGCCTGAAGTGCCTGGTTAACCCACAGCGTCGGGCCAAGACTAAATGATACTCCAATGCCCGCACTGACTGGGGTGAACGCGCCCATTCGCCCACTGAGGCTGAAACCCAGCGGGATACTCGCGGAAAGCGACGCAGTGATACGGATTAGGCTGAAAGGGCTTCCGCTGATCGGCTGTGCCGCGATCGGCGAGAAGCCAAGCATTAACCGCCCGCGAGATTCCAGCCATACAGGCTGTCCGGATCAACGCTCAGCAGGATCGCAGTCGCGGTCCCGTCGATCCCCGACAGACTCACTTGCGTGTCCATGATCCCGTCGCCGTTGTAGTCGCCGGCATGAACCGACAGATGGGCGCCGGAGAACGTGTCGAACTCCAGGCCATCGCTCAGCTGGCCGAGATAGAGAATGTCCGAATAACTGTGGTTCACGTCGAACATCACCCGATCGTGCGCGGGGTCGAAACCGGAGATGGTCCTGAAACCGTCGCCGTGGAGGATGAACGTGTCGTTGGCGTCCGTGCCCAGAAGATCGGAGCCGAGAACAGCCGCTTTAGCCTTGCGTGCCATGATACCTCGCAGATGAGTTTCGCGATACGCTCACATGCTGTTGCCAGCTCAGTTTCGGTCACGAGTAGCCAGCCAGATCGAGATGCACTCGAATGCAACCACGCCGGCAGATACGAGCATCGATGCAGCAACGAGCTCGGCAGCCTTGATGGCTATCCTACCAGCGGCAGTGGTCACGGGTTTCGTCATTGGCGTGCATCGGATGCGGCAGAGGTGGTAAGTGCCTCGCCCACAGTCGGCCGATCGTCTCGGTTACGTTCCACTTGCGACTTAGCTCGGTGTCCCACCATGCCCGGTATTTGACGGGCGGTGAGAACCAGATCACCTCTTGCCGCGACCCTGGATCAGCTTGTTCCACAATTGGTCGAGCTGCCGGATATCCATTTCCTCTATCCGCTGGCCGTCATACTTGACGCCGCCGAACCGCTTCTGCGCGGTGTGGAACATGGTCGCTGCGATCTGTCTCTGTTCGCCAGCGGTCCCGACATATCGAGTGGCGGCTTCGTAGCAAAGCGCTGCCGCTACGTCCTGAAGCGCACTTGCGATCTCGGACGCGATTTCAGACACCGGCTTACTCCCGATGATTGCGGCTTTGCGAGCTCGTGAACGTGGAGGCATGATGTCCTCCTGGGATGAAATCCGCCGGCGCACCATCGCCTCACTGTGCGACACTGCGCTTCCGATAGGTGTTTGGGTGGTGGCCGGCGGGCAGCGCCTAGGTGTCTCGGTTTCCAGCGCTGAGATGATACAAAAAGGGCGGGGAAGCCTGAGCCTCAACCCGCCGGGAGCGTCCTACTGTCGAGTTGTCCGCTTCAGACGCAGTTCTGAGCTTTCCATTATGGTAGCGGGAACGGCGTCGAAAGTCAAGAACTTTTTTAGTTCGCATCGTGAACGGATGCGGAACTCTTGACTGGCGCTGATTGTTCCAGCCTTTTCTTGCGCAGCCGTCAGGTATTTCGGCGTTGTTCGCCACATGCCAGGTCATGCGGTGCGAGCGCACCATGGCGCGCCGTGGGCGGCTGATACGGAACTGTCCGTATCCGAACTGATCGGTGCAGGCTTGCCATTCCCAGCAATCTTCTGGCCCGCGCTTATCGACTTTTGCCCAGAAGCGATCAACCACATCTGGCTCAAGGGTCATGGTCATGCTTTGTTCTACTAAAAAGTGGCAGAAAAGCAAGAAAAACCTATGCGGCTCTTCGCTCAAAACGAACTGGCAAAGATCCGTCCACGAGGATGCAGAGCCCGCGCACCGCCGCCTTAAGCAGATCGTGATCGTTGGCGTCGGGAAATCTCACCGGCTGCATGTAAGCTGGAATCAGCTTCTTCTTCTCGAGCAAGGCGTAGGCGATGTGAGAATTGACCCACGGTGCATCATCGCGACCATCTGGACGACTCCCAACCACGGGATCTACCAAGAGGCTCAGCAGGGCGCTGCGCTCCAACCCACGCAATTCCGCGTCAACGCGGTCGAACCGTTCGTCCCGCGTGGTGTAAGTCGCTTCACCGCGCGATTTGTCCATCCGCTCATAGGAGCCAGTTTTAAACCCGTGTCCCCTCAGGAGCTTGCAATAATGGTCGCGCCATTCGCGTCCCTTGTCGCGCAAGTCCTGAGCCTCGAATCCATGTCCATCCAGCAATCCAAGCGCATGAAGTTGACCAATGCCGTCACACACGTCCTGGTCGATCGATCCGCCGCGGCCTTCCGGGCCTTTTGTCGGGACAAGCCACGCATAGAGCTCTCTCCGTTGCTGGACCCGTTCACACGGTTCGACGTTCCGCAATAGGCGGTCGTTCGCATCCCGCGCGCCTGATTTTCTCGGCCTGCCGCGTTTAGCCACAAAGCGCCTCCATCTTCTTCGCACGGTAACGGGCCGCAGCGGCTCGCCTACAGGTGAGACAGTCCCGCGTTCCGCGAGCGGGATGGATGTATGTATTTTCCTGCGTGTAGGGGTGGCCGCTAGCACATTCTGTGATCGCCAGTGCCTTCACCTTGTTATGCCAACCGGCTAGGCCGCGCCTCGTGTTTTCGGCGTTCGTTACCGCCTCTAGGTGTGCTGGATTGCAGCAGGCTCGATTGCGGCAGAGGTGGTCGATGTGGAGGTCGCCAAGAGGTCGAACCAGCGCATCATAGGTAAGCCTGTGTGCCCGATACGTGAAGCACGTTCCGCCGACTTTTTGGTCGAAAACACCATAGCCAGCTTGGTTGCGGCGTCCGACCCAATTCCAACACCCACCCGGAACCTTAACGATCTTGCTCCAGAAGCGATCAGTTAGCTCAATCCGGTCAGGACGCTTTCCCATGACGCTACTCCTTGCCCTCTGGTTTCGGGGTGATACCTAGAAGCTCGTCGTAAAACTCGCGCTGGGCTCGGGCCGAAAGCTCTTGCTCGCGGTAAACGTCGCGCATTCCCCGGCGATATTCCCGCAGCTTCTCGGCTTCCCGCTGTTCGTCGTAGGGGGTCATGCGGCGCTCCGGTAATCGCTCAGCGATGCTTCCCAATTCAGAACGACGCGCCCTGGCTTGCCGGGAAGCCCCATGCGAACCTTGACGACGCGCGCCTCAACCTCAGTTCCGCCGAGGTCGTGGCGATGGATAATCAGCCCGTAATCCGCCTTGTTCGCGAAGTGTGCCGAGCCGGCGAGGTCATAGAGGCTAGGCGGCTTCGGATTACCGTCAGTGTGCGGCTTCCGCGGATGAGCGACCAGCCACACGGCGCACTCGTAATTCAGCGCGAACCGTTTGAGCGAGCGAATTGCACGGGAGGTGTATTCGGTTTCAGTCTCGTCCGAATTGCGCTTGTGCTCGATCTCGTTCCACGGGTCGAGAACCAACAAGCGAACACCATCCCGAAGAACGGCGGTCTTCGCAAGTTCGATGATATAGTCCAGGTCGAGTTCGGTATCCGCGTCTCGCGCTGTATGGGCGATGACACTGAGATGACGCTCAAGAACCTCATCGGCCGGCCCCGAAGCATTGGCCTTGGGCCCCACCTCACCACAACCGTAGATGCACGCCCGCATCCGCCGTTCGAGGATTGGCCGCGGCATCGTCTCGAACGAACCGAGGGCGATGTTCACACCCTTCTGCATCAGGTTTGCGAGCATCCGCATGAGGAGCGATGTTTTGCCGTGCCCGGCCCAACCGGAAATCACCGAGAACGTGCCGAGCGTAAGCTGGAAATAATCATCCAGCCCAGCAATTCCGACGCCTAGCGAAGTTGTCGGTGGTGGCTCTGGGAAATCAGAAAGGCGGTAGAGGCCCTTAACCGGATAAGGCTTGGCGCCGTCGATAACCGACGTAACGCCTTCGGTCCCGTAGCTCAGCAGAACATCGTTGATGTCTTTCGCGCCATCGGGATATTCAACAAACCAACAACGCTCCGGGCCGAGCCACGTCGCCAAGTCTGCCGCAAGGATGCGCCCAGGACCGTCGTTGTCTGTTGCGATGATGACGCGCTTAACCTGGTCGAGCAAATCCTTCGATCGCCACAGAAACTCGTATCGTTTCGCCTGGAGATCGGTCTTTTGTTGGGGCGCCCCGTTGGGGACGGAGACGCACCGGCTGAACCCCGACTGGATGACCGCCAAGGCGTCCCATTCGCCCTCGGTGATTATCAGCGGCTTCGCTTGGTCCGCCAGCAGCGCGTCGTGGTTCCACAGGGTGAGGGGCGCTCCCTCGTCCATCCGATGTCGCTTGTCTGACGACAGACGATACTTGTGGTTGATGACCTGGCCCAGCTCCACATACGGGACCGCGATCCAGTTGGCGCTGCCTTCGCGCTTCGTTGTGATCCCGAGTTTTTGCGCGAGGCTCGGGTCGATGCCCCTCAGCTCGATCCATTCCGCGTGCTTCGGGTGTAGCGCCCGACCACCCGCAATGGTGGCAGCAGAAGAGGAATCCTCCCTCGGCCGCGCTGACGCTGAGGCTGCGATCTCGCTTGTTGCGCCGTTGGTCGGAGCATTGCGGGCAGCGGTGTTTTCCGGCTCGCCGTAGCTCATACGGTAATGACGTTGGGGTCATACCCATCGTCCCTCTTTCTGTTTGCCAAGGTTTCCTGGTGCTTGCGATTGAGCATCCCGGCGGTTCGGTGGAACCAGTTCTTGCGCTCTTCCTCGGGCTGCGACTGCCACCATGCGTCGATCGTGTTCAGCTCGGCGTCGATGTCATTGATGCCGTGATAGGTTTTCTGCCAGCGCTGCAACCCTTGCGGAGTGAGCCGGATGGTCTGTCCAAAAAAGGCGTAGCTGGTGGGCGACTTGTCGCCACCCTTTCTTTCTTCTTTCTCTGTTTCTGTTTCTGTATCTGGGGCCGTTTCAGTAACGGTTTTGGAACGTTGCCTGAAACGTTTCACTCGGTCGGTTGAAGTGTCTGATTTATATTGCCTTTCGTCCCATTTGTATGGGGCGTAGTGGCTACCGCTTGCACCACCGTTCCGGCGTTCGATAAGCCCACCGTTCGACAACCGTTCGAGGAGCGTTGAAACGGCGTTCTCCGTTTCACGGAGCGCAAAGGAAATGTCCGTGATCGATGGCAGCCGGCCATTGTTCTTCGACGCCAAGCAAAGCAGATTGATCCACGCCCTGAAGTCTCCGGCGGGCAGCCGCTGGACCTTGGGATCATCCAGCAGCTCGTCATAAAGACGGAACCACCGGCTCATTGGGCGGCCCAATCGTCATACATCGTCTGAAACCGGAACCTCGCAACGGCGATGCTCCGCTGATGATCGGGGCTATCCTGAAGGTGCGGGTCATCAGCCTCGGCGATCAGAAGCGTTCTGTAAATCGACCATGCGAGCTGCACCTCGTCCTGTGAGGCGCGGATCGTTTGTGCTAAGGCGGTCACGAGCCGATCGCCTCGCGAATGGTTTGAAGATCCGCCGCGAACCGGTCATTTTCTGCGGACAGTCTTTCTACCTTGCGCTCAGCGTGGAGGACCGTCGTGTGATTTCTACGGTTGAACCAATAAGCGATGACCGAACGGCTGTGCCCCGTCACTTGGCGGGCAAAGAACATGGCCGTTTGCCGCGGCAGATGAAGCGCGTTGCACGGGTCTAGTCTAGCGCAGACCATCGCTGATGGATCGATGGCGAAATGCTCGGCCACAGTTTCCTGAACGTGGCGGATCGTCGGCTTCATTTCCCCTCAACCTCGTATGAGTTCTGCGGTTGCCGGCTGAGCTCGGTATGAGCTCGCTCGAAGGCCTCGCGGACATCTTCGACGGTCGCCGGGGAATAGGTTTCAGCCCACCTCACCACATTGATGTTGGAAAGGGTGTTGCCGTGCCTCACAGCGGCCAGGGCAGCCGGGGCAAGCGAGATGAACGCTGGGCGTGGGGCCGCCGATGGATGAGTGGCGCGAGTCACCCTATCACCACCACGACCCGAGCGTTCGCTACTGGCTCGGCAAAATGGTATGCGGGAATGAACCGGCTATCGTTGACTTTCAACGCGTCCGCGATGCCATCGAAGTATGGCTTGCAGCGGTTTGGGAAGTTCACACGATCGCCGCGTTTGTTGGGCGGATAGAAAATGACACTCACCCGAATGTCACCTTCCGTGGGCACGTTCGGTTGTGCCGCCAGGGTGGCGAGCCGCGCCCATTCGCGATGCTTCTTCACCAGCGGCGACTTTGCCCGCCAGTGACCCGTGTTATGACCGCTCAGCGTAGCCGGCGGAAACGGAAGCTCGATAAATCCCCCCGCCATCGTCAGAGCAACCCGACAACAGCGTTCAGAACCCTGGGTAGGGTGATGAACACCGAGACGACGATTCCGCCGAGAATGTAGAAGGCGATGTCGCGGGGAGAGCGCTTGATCTGGCGCCAATACCAGCGGGCGAAGCCGACTATCGCGTTGCCCATTTGGTCACTCCATCCGATACGCAGGAGCAGACAAAGGCAGCCAGGCAGATGACCGCCAGAACCGGCCAAAGAATGGCTATGGCAAGAGCGCCGAGAAGGTTCATGCCGCCCTCCCCGTTTCATATGCCGCGCCAGCGAGCCCGATGGCAGATAGCGCAATGGCGAACGCTGCGAGGGGGTCTCCCACTAAAACCTGTCCCAACGCGACAATGGCGACGTTGAAGAAGTCCAGCCCTACCCAGAACTTCATGCCGCCCTCACCCGCGCGAACTTGCCGCGCAAAACATTGTCCTCGTTCGGCCCGATCTCCCGACCAGCCTCACTTTCCGGATGGTGAGCTCGCTCCTTGGTTTGCAGGAAGTCGTGCATCGCCTCGGCGATTTCGTCGTGGTTGATGCCTGACGGGACGCGGACGATCGCCATCCCTTGCGGAAACAGCAGGGACAGCAGTTCGAGCGGGAAGTCCGGAACCTCGGCGAGCCGGCGCATTGCTACGAGGCTAAGCTTAGTCTTGCCGGTCGCGTATTCGCTCAGCGAGGTCGTGCTGATCCTCGTTTCCTGGTGGATCAGCTCTTGCGTGAAGCCCTTGGCGGCGGCGAGCCTGAACAGCGCCTTTTGCTGGACGATCAGGTTCGCGTTCGCGGATTCATCAGCCATGATTCCGTTGCCCTCCATCGGTTACAGGGGTGGAATGAAAGACTTTGAAATCACCCCGAAGAACCGGCTCCGGAAAGCAGTCCCCGTTGGCGTAGTCGCCGCCCGCATCATCGCGGAGCTCCGGGAGAATGGTGCGCGTAAGGACGCGGTGAATGAGGAAGGCGATCGTCCCGAGGGCGATTGCGACAGCGATGATCTGGTCCCCCGGCATGGTCAGGGCTCGCCGAGAACGTGGATCATTGCGCCATCTCCCGCGAAATCACGCGGAAGCGCGGTGACGAGCAGCGCGGCAATGTGATGGGCTCCGGCAGACTCCCAAAGTCGAAGTCGCCGTGAGCAATCTGTTCGATCACGGTCAGCAGACGGGGGACGGGATGAAACCACTCCCCGTGCGACCGGCATTCCTGAAACAATGCATGGAAGCGCCGTTCCAGCGCAACATCGCCGTCGATAAGAGCGATGCATTCGAGCGGGAGTGGCGACCATGTTTGAAGGTTGGGGCCTCGCACGTCCCAATACTTCGCGTGGCCAATTTTGATGGGTCCGGCAAGACCGATTGGCTTCACGAAGTAAATCACGCCGCGATCCCGAAGAAGTCATTGGCAGTGACTTCACCCTCTGTGATCTCGGCGATCCTCAGCATCGTCTCTGGTTCTGGTTTACGCTCACCCTTCATGTATCGACGGACAGCTTCGGGGCTGCGGTCGATCATTTGCGCGAAGTCAAATCGCGTTATGCTCTTGGCTGTGAGATAGTCGCTTAGCTTCATCGCAACACCACTCTGGTTGCGATTGAGGCAAATGTCAACACCATTATGCAGTATAGCCGCGCCGGTTGTTAGCAGCCAAAAGGGCGTCGTGCTCGCATCCCGAATCTCTGGGAACCTTCGCCGTCTGCGCGAAGAACGTGGTTGGTCACGCCCGCAACTTGGGGCGCGTCTGACTCCGCCTACGTCCGGTCAACAGATCGAGAAGCTGGAAAAGGGCGACCGCCGGCTCACCGTCGATTGGATCGAGCGGGTGGCCAAAGCGCTCAGCGTCGATCCGGCTGAGCTCATTGCCAGCCAAGGCGAGCAGTTTACTCTGAGTGAACCAGTCGCAAATGAGGTTGCACTAACTCTGGCGCGGATAGCGCTCGGAGGCGGTGATCCATCCCCCTCGATCGTTGCAGATCTCGCCACAGTATTACTAGCGTTGAGCGAGACGTTCGCAAGGCATCCTCAAGCCCGACGCGATCCTGAAGTGGCGCGACCCGTAGTTGAGATTCTAGCTCACCGACGCGGATAGCGATTCGCGTGGCTGCCAAGCTCAGGAAGGTGGAAACTCCGCAGTCCTCCGCGTAGCTTTCCAAAGCGGCCATTTCTTGCGGCACCTTACTACCCTCCCCAACGCTACACGGCCCCTCCCCAGGCGACCAACTGAGCACGTTAACCGTAACTAGGTTTGCTGCAAGCTGAATGTCGTTGAGCGTAACGACGCGGCCAAGTGTTCGCATTTTGTTCTTTTACAGCAACGCACTGGTTGTAGGAAAGTGTCAGACATTTAATTTTTCACCCGATACATTTTGGTGTTGACAGTGACACCAGTTCGGTGTTTATGGCTCCAACGGACAACCGATGGAGCTTATGGTGGCGACAGATATTGCAGACCTGATTGCGCGGTGGGACTCTGGCGAAGGCAAGCCATACAAGGGGTCGCTCATCGACTGGTCGGCTTACGAGGCCGACAACTCCAACATCGGTTGCATGTGTGCGCAGGGTCAGGTGCTTCACCTGCTCGCCGGTTGGTCGCCGGAGAAGCTGCGCAACACCGATCAGGATGACGCTGATCGGGAGACGGCCAAGCGCCTCAATATCTCGGTAGCACATTCCATCCTGCTACGCACCATCAATGACAAGGCTGATGGCGCTCCGTCGATCGTCCTGACCAACCCCGAAAAGGTGCTTGGTGATCAAGCACAAACCATTCTCGCATTCTGGTTTTACCTCGACAGCATGACCGACGAACAGTGGGCCGCCGCGAGGGACGCCGCGAGGGACGCCGCGAGGGACGCCGCGTGGGCCGCCGCGAGGGACGCCGCGAGGGACGCCGCGTGGGCCGCCGCGTGGGCCGCCGCGTGGGCCGCCGCGGGGGATGCCGCGTGGGCCGCCGCGTGGGCCGCCGCGAGGGCCGCCACATATGCAGCAGCTTATGCCTGCGGCGAAATCCAGGGCGCTCGCATCATGCGCGAGAAGGGTCAGTCGTTCTTCTTCCTGCCACTGTTCGGGTTTGCTGGGCCGGAAGCAATTCCGCCGCTCCCTGCTGATTACGGGAGGGTCGCATGACCGCCTCAATCCACGATCTCTTCCCCATCGGCCCGCGCTCGGTCGATCAGGAGCGGGAGGGCGCCCCCTTCCTTCCCGCCCCTACATCCTGCCCGCCGATCGATCTTGAGCGCGCTGCGAGGGCAACCCGCGATGCTGGGATGCAACAAGCGCTGCGGCCGCTAGTCACCGGTATCCGCCCCGTTCGCGAGCCGAAGCTGTGGACCGGCGATGAAATGCTGATTGTGGCATGGGGCTCGTTCATGGTCGGCTGTCTCGTGACGGTGCTGGCAGCGTTCCTGTGGGGGGCGGCGCTGTGAGCGCGATTGCCGACAAGCTGTGTGAAGCGCGGGCGCTGATTGAGCGCGGGTGGTGCCAAATCGATCAAGCCCGTGATGCGCTTGGCCGCGATTGTGACCCGCATGACCCAAAGGCCGTTTGCTGGTGTGTGTATGGCGCATTCAACGCGGTCGATGCGCCCAATGAGGCTCTGAAGCCATTGCAGCTCGCGACTGGCGAAATCCTGCTTGCAAATTGGAACGACGCTCCCGAGCGCACCCAAGCCGAAGTCCTAGCCGCTTTCGACAGAGCAATCGAGCTTGTGGAGCGCGACCAGTGAGCCTCCCCTTCGCAGAATGCCCGGTTTGCTGGGGCTACATCATCGAAGGCACGCTCAAGCGCACGGGTATGACGCTGAGCAGCCGCTGCCGCTGTCATGATGAACCGTGGGAACAGCGTGTCGAGCAAGAGATTCGCGAGCGTCAGGCGCAGCCGCTTCCGGATGAACACCTAACCGCAACAGTCGAACGCGAGCTGCGAAGCACGATGCAGATGCAACTGAGGGCGGCGGCGGCATGACCCTGCACGTTCTCTCGCTTTTTGCCGGCATTGGCGGCTTCGACCTTGG